GCAAGAATTTTGATGTAAAAGATATTAGAAGTTGGCACGTAGACGGTAACGGTTGGTCAGACATTGGTTACCATTATGTAATAAAGCTTAACGGAGAAATACAAACGGGACGATTAGAAAAAACGATTGGGGCACATTGTTATCGAAATAATAGAGATTCGATTGGACTTTGTTACGTTGGAGGTATGGATACAGTTATGAAAGAATGGGTTGATACTAGGACGGACGCACAAAAAGACGCTTTAATAAAAGTCTTAAAAGATTTGAAAGAACGTTATCCGGGTGCGATAATTTACGGGCATAAAGACTTTACAAATAAAAAGCTTTGCCCGAGTTTTGATGCAAAAAAAGAATACGAAAATATAAGTAATGAACAATAATGTAAAAGTTGATATAGACGGAGACGGAAAACCGGATTTAAATTTAGATTTAAAAACGTTAATTTTAGTAGTGGGTGGAATAATAAGTTTGACTATGACTTATTCGACTTTAACAAAACAAATAGAGCTTAATAAAAAAGAAATTGAGGTTGCTAAGAAGCTCCCACCAATGCAATCGTTAGAAGTTATTAATCAACGCATAGAATTTTTAGAGGGTCAAATAGACGCTAAGGATAAACGACTTGATAAAATAGAAGACAAAATATATAAAAGGTGAAGAAAAAATTTAAAGACACACGAGTTGGAAAGTTTTTAGCCGGTAAAGGTGGAGTCTTTGAATCATTAGGCGAAGCATTACCAACAACCGGGTTTTTAAGCGTTTTAAGGAATTTGATTAAAAAAGACGATAAAATACCCACACAAGACAAAGAAACGGCTTTAAAGCTTATTGAAATCGATTCTAACGAGTTAATGGAAGTTAGTAATCGTTGGAAGTCTGATATGTCTAGTGACAGTTGGTTAAGTAAAAACACCAGACCGTTAACGTTGTTATTCTTAACTTTAATGACTACCTTGTTTGTCATACTAGATTCAACGTTTAGTGATTTTATAGTCGGTCAAGAGTGGATAGATTTATTAAAGACTTTGTTAACGACAGTTTATGTCGCTTACTTTGGGTCACGCGGAATAGAAAAATATAAGAAAATTAGTCAACGATAAGTTAACGTCAACGTTAAGTTAACGTCTTATAAAAGAATAATTGAAGTTATATCTATTAAATTGTAATTCCTAATAATTTTAGTTAAAGTTTTGAAACCAAGACCGAAAAAAAAATCCCCAAAACGAAGTTCAATAGTAAGAAAGCTTGATGCTGAGTTTTCGCGGTACATTAGAAACCGATATGCAAAAAACGAAATCGCCGAGTGCTTTACTTGTGGACGTAAAGACCATTGGAAAAAATTACAATGCGGACATTTTATGAGCCGTCGTTTTTATTCTACACGTTGGAACGAAACGAATTGCCAAGTACAATGTTACGTTTGTAATATTAGTAGATACGGTGAACAATTTACGTTTGGATTAAAGTTAGATCAAAAGCTAAAAGGTAGTGCCGAAGAGATGCAAAAACTAAGTCGTATAATAAGTAAATTTTCAAACGTTGATTTATTAGAAAAACACGCTTATTATAAAAACTTAAATAAAAGCTTTGGCATATAGTTAAAAACATTATATTTACATTAACTTTTTCTCAGCTAGGGGGGTTGTAGGTCACTCGACTTATGCCCTCCTTTTTTTTTGTTTGAGTATTTTTTCGTATATTTAAGTACTGTAAAAAAAGTTTAACCCTAAAAAAAAATTAATGAAAACAGGTAAGATTAAGTTTATTGACCGTGACGGCACGTTCAAGGATATGAATATCTTTAAGGTATTTATGGCGGATGATAGTAAGTATAATTTCTTTACTAAGTCCCAAGAGTTTAAGCACAAAATTGGAGATGAAATAAAATTTACTCCAAAAGTTAACGATTCCGGTGAAGAGACCGGTACGGCAAGTTTAGTCCGAGATAATCCGGGTGGATTTACAAATACATTTTCTAATGGTAGTCCCGACTTATCGCGTAAAATAGAACGTCAAACGGTTATTAAAGCGGTTGGCGAACGTTTTAGCGGAGCGAAAGTAAACAAAGACGTTGAGCTAGAATGGGCTAACGATATGTTTAATTGGATAAACGAAGCCAAAAGTGAGTAGTGCTAAGCCGAAAGCGGTTTTAATCAGATTAAGTGAAGAAGACCACAATTGGCTATTATCGGAATCCACAAAATTTAGTATGAATATGTCTGCTTATATAAGACTTTTTGCTATTACACAAAGAAAAAAAAAGAATAGTAAAATCAATAAATTAAATCGTAAATTAGAGAAATTGCAAAAATTATAATATGGAATATAATAAAAAATATGACGTAAAATTTTGGAATAGTCTTGTTCCTTTTCATCCAACTAGAAGTTTTATTCAAATGACTATGAAGATTAAAATAGACGAAACTATAAAAGAATTGCAAGAAGCTAAAAAACGAGCTGACGAAGACGGATGTATTACGGTTGATTTTCTTAAAAAGAAAGCCGACGAAAGCCAATTGTATACTAAGGAAACTATATGGCACGATACTAAAAAGATTGCTTCGGATACGGCTGAAGAGCATATGCCGAGAGCTAAACCGAGTGACAGTCCTTTTTAACATAGTAAAATAAAATTTCCGGATTTTTATAAGGGTGGCGTTAAAATGTCGCCCTTTTTTTATATCTTTATTAAATGCTGATAAACTACGAAAAAGTTATTGGTCACCTAAATAAAATTAGAATTGGAGAAATTAAAGAGGGACTCAGTTTAGGTGTACCGGAAATCGATGACTACATACGATTTAAACCTCAAAATTTTAATGTAATCTTAGGACACGCTAACGTTGGTAAAACAACTGTTATTCTATTTATGATGTTAGCTTATAGTTGTAAGTATAAAAAGAAGTGGCTAGTGTTTAGTTCCGAAAATGAAGCCTATTCAATTATACGAAAGCTCGTTGAATTCCTAAGTGAAAAGACTGTAACCGAGTTAGATCAAAAGTCTTTTAAAAAATACAGTGATTTTGTTTATAGTCACTTTAAAATTATAGACGGCAATAAATTATACACCTATAAAGAATTATTGAATTTAGCGGTATCTGTTAAAGAAGCTTGGAATTATGACGGTTTGTTAATTGACCCTTACAATTCTCTTATTAAGGACGGAAGACTAATGAAAAATATTGGCGGTCACGAATACGATTATCAAGCGACTACTGAAATTAGAATCTTTTGTAAAAAATATAATATAACGGTATGGCTAAATACTCACGCAAATACGAATGCGTTAAGAATATTGCATAGAATAGACCACGAGTACGGCGGTCATCCTATTCCTCCAATGGCTTCGGACGTTGAGGGTGGGGGTAAGTTTGTTAACCGTGCCGATGATTTTTTAGTAATACATCGTTATATACAACACCCGACTGAGTTTATGTATTCTTTAATTCACGTTAGGAAAGTAAAAGAGGTTGAATCCGGTGGACGCCCTACGTCTATGAATTCGCCTATAAGACTCAGAGCTATGGTAAATAACGTTGGTTTTACGATTGATAATAGAAGTGTCCTAAAAACTATTATTGACGCTGAGAGATTACCATTTTAATTATTTTGATTATATTAGTCAAAGTGGACGATATAATAAAAGAGCTTTATAAAAAACAAGATTTATGGCTAAGGTATTTAAAGAGTTGGGGTTGTAACCCGGATACGGCAAAAGACCTAGTTCAAGAAATGTATATAAAGATTGACGTTTACGTTAAAAAGTACAATAAAAATATTATGTATAATGAAACGGAAGTTAATTATTTTTTTGTCTACACTACACTTTATAAAATGTTTTTAGATTTGAAACGTAAAGAAAAAAAAGTAACACTATATCAATTAAATAGTAACCCAACATTTAAGTTTGATTATACTATGACACATTTTGGTCAAGAAGATGCGAATAACTACCGGGAATATATGAACGACCATTTAGACTATAAAGAAGAGGAAGAAGAATGGTTTGAAAAAAACAAAGCTTTAACCGA